CCGCGAGACGGTTGCGCAGGGCAAGCTCATCGACTTCGTCAAGCTCGCCTGGCCGATCCCTTACCATAGCTCGCCGCTGCTGATGAACTGGCACCTGCCGCTCATCTGCGAGCACTACGAGGCGTGCTTCCGCGGGGAGATTCGCGAGCTCGTGATCAACCTGCCCCCCGGTGGCAGCAAGTCCTCGCTGACCTGCGTCCTGTTCCCCGGGTGGATCTGGCTGAAGGACCCCGCATGGTCGATGGGCTTCGCCGCGTACGGTCAGAAACTCGTGCGGCGCGATGCCTACGCATGGTTGCAGATGGTGCAGTCCGATTGGTGGCAAGAGCGCTGGGGCAAGGTGTTCAATGTCCCGTCCGTCCCCGCAGTCGACCTGATCAAGAACGACAAGGGCGGCTTCCGCCTCGGCACGACCCCCGGCGGCGAGGTCACGGGCTTCCACTTCAATCTGCAGGTCACGGACGACCCGAACAAGCCCGAGGAGCTCACCAAGGTCGGCCTGGCCGCCGTGAAGGACTGGAAGGCCCGCACGATGGGCACGCGCTGGCGGCGGCCGCCGGCGATCAACTCCGACATCCTGATCATGCAGCGCCTGCACTGCGACGACCTCTCGCAGGAGTACATCGACCGCGGCGCCGTCCACATCTGCATCCCCGCCAACTTCGATCCTTCCCGCCGGACGGTGACGACCTGGGGTAGCGACCCGCGCGTCACCCCCGGCGAGCTGATGGACCCCGTGCGCCTGCCGCAATCCCTCATCGACAGCACGAAGCGTCTGCTCGGTCCGATCAACGCTGCGGCGCAGCTCGACCAGTCGCCGGTGCCCGAGGGGGGCGCGGTCTTCAAACGGGACTGGCTGCAGTTCTGGTCGACGCTGCGCGAGGGGATGCACTGCATCTCGCCGGGCTCGCCCGAGAGCCTCATCGTCGGCAAGCCCCAATCGATCGATCAGACGGTCGACTCGTGGGACTGCGCGTTCAAGGATGAGGAGACCTCCGACTTCGTGGCCGGGCAGACCTGGAAGCGCGTCGGCGCCTCCTTCTACCTGTTCGACCAGATCCACGACCGCCTCGACTTCCCGGCGACCGTCAAGGCCGTCGTGCGCCTCGGCGAGCGCTCCAAGGCGACGGCCAAGCTCATCGAGGACAAGGCCAACGGCGCGGCCGTCGTGGCCACGCTGCAGGCCAAGGTGCCGGGCATCATCGCGGTCGACCCCCAGGGGGGCAAGCACGCGCGCGCGAACGCCTCAGCGGGCTTGTGGGAGGCGCGCAACGTCTTCCTGCCGGACCCGTCGATGCCGGGGTACGCCTGGGTCCTCGACTTCATCGTCGAGCTGCTCTCGTTCCCCCGTGCCAAGAACGATGACCGCGTGGACACGATGTCCCAGGCGCTGCTCTATCTGCAGGAGAACACTTCCTATTTGAAGGCCGCGATGACGCAGGTCCGGAAGCTCCTCTACCAGGATCTGGGGTGACCCGGCAACGATGGTGGCAGCCCATCTGGTGGTACTTCGCCTGGTGGGAGCTGCCCCTGATCGTGCTGCTGGGTTGTTGCTATTTTGCCTGGCGTGTCGCTTTTTGTCTCGGGCGACCTTGCGCCAGAGGTTGTTTTACCTATCATGCAAGAGGTAAGGGCGTGCTCAGCCGGAGCGCGTCGAACCCTTTCAAGGAGGAAGCCTATGGCTTTCAAGGCTGCGGATCTGCGCGAAGAAATCGAGGAGATGTTCGGGGAGATGCAGGTCCCTCGCGACGCCGTGACACATAGTCAGCGAGTATTCGCCCAGGACATAGACGAGGGCCGCTTGACCGGCCCGTCTCGTGCATTCGCGAAGACTGGTCTCAACCTAGGCTTCCGCGTGTTCAACCCCAACCCCGAGAAGTCCGACAAGCGCAAGGCGGACATGCGCCGCTACGAGCGCGGCTATGCCGACGCGGCGATCCGCGTGCGCATCCTCGCCGGCGAGCGCCCGAAGATGGGCGGCCGCGGCCGTCCGCCGACACGGTGGTTCAAGGTCGCCGAGTCGCTCGGCATCGACCTGCGCGCGCCGCTCGCGCCCGCGGCCTAGTAAGTCCCGCCCGTCCTCGCACCACGCCGCGCCTGGGCCGCCTCGAGCCGGCTGCGCCCGTCACCACGGTACCCCGAGGCGTAGATGGCGCGCGCTTGTCGCTCCGCGCCGGCCTTGCTCTTGTACACGTGGCCGTGGTTGCCCCACTTGTACCCACCCTTCACCTTGTGGACGGGCATCACTTCCCTCCCGGGGGCTTGCCGGCGGGGGCTTTGCCGGGCGGGGGCTTCGCTCCTGGCTTCCCCGCGGGCGCGGCGCCGGGCTTGCCCGGGGGCCCGCCGAAGGGCTTGCCGCCCGCGTTCGAGCCCTTGGCGTTGGCGGAGGTGATGGCCAGGTCCTTCGCCTGGTCGGCCTCCTGCTGCGCCTTGGCGGCACCCGAGGGGGCGAGTTCCGCGGTCGCGAGCGACTCCTCGCGCAGCTCGATGTCGATCTCCGTGTCGAGGTGCAGGTCGCCCGAGCGGAAGCGCGAGACGGCAACCTCCTCGGGGAGCAGCGTGCCGTTGTCGATGTACTTGTCGTCGGCCTGCGCCATGAGCCAGCGGATCTCCGCCTGCTCCTTCTCGCTCGGCTCGTACAGCTTGTGCCACACGAACTCGAGGCCATTCTGCGGGACCTTCCCCGCCGTAGGGCCGTCCTGCGCGGCGAAGATCAGCGTGTAAGCGCGGCGCAGCTTCGGCTCGAGGTCCGCCTTCTGCTCGCCGGCGGTCTGGTCGTAGAAGCGCCGGAAGTCCGCGTCACCCGTGGCGTTCAGACCCGACGGCTCCCGGCCGAACAGGATGGCGACGGGCTGCCCGGCGGCGGCCGCGGTGCGGAGCATCTGCATTTGGATGACATCGGACACCCCCGTCAGCGGCGTCGCGGTGCGCTCGAATTCCTCGTTCTCCGCATCGATGTAGAGCATCCGCGCCGAGGACCGCGAGATGTCGACCATCTGCATGCGGGTCTGCAGTGTCGCCTGATCGTTCGAGATGAGCTGCGCCAGGCCGTTGATCTTCATCACGGCCTGCGACATGTCGCTCATCAGGTTGCTGATCGCCTGGAAGGACGTGTCGAACTGGCGCAGCGTGTCGTACGGGGCCTGCAGCGTCGAGAGCGTCCAACCGAGCAGCCGGCGCCGCATGAGGAAGTCGACCGGGGCGCCGTCGAAGCGGATGACGCGCGACTCGTGGACGACGGTGTTCGACTGCCCGCCGAAAGGGTTGACGATCTGCCAGGTCCTGACCTCGCCGTACTTCGGGCCGATCTCGCTGTACCAGGACGACGCGAAGGCGAAGCGCCGGTCGATCCACGCGAGGTACCGGATCGTCTTGATCTTGGTCTCGTCGAGCGGGAGCGCCATGTCCTGCCCGTCGTCGGCGCCGAAGATGAGCATTCCCCCGCCGTACAGCCGGCCGAAGATGCACGCTTCGAGGAAGCGCGCCTTGAGGTTGAGCCGCGCCGCGTACACCTCGGCGTCCTTGGCGAGGTCCGCGCCCTTGCCCTGATCGCCGCCGGGGCCGTCCCCGTTGGGGCCAGCGATCTTGCCGCTGCCGTCCTCGTCGGTCTGCGGCGCCGGCGGGGCGGGCTTGCGCATGGACGTCGGCGTCATCGCGTCGCCGCTGCCCGACTGGTCGTGCGGCCCCTTGGCCAGTTGCTCGCCCATCGGGTCGTGGACGGCCGTGGGGTCCTTCGTCGGGTCCTCGAGCGGGTGCGCGCCCGCGCCGGGGGCGGCCGGGGCGACGCGCGCGGCGCCGGACGGCGACGGGGGACCGAGGGGGTCGCCGTTCGCGATCTTCTCGTCCTGCGAACCGCCGACCTGCGCCCCCGACTTGTCGGGCGACGCGCCGAGGCCGGAGCCGTCCGGCGCGACCTTATCCCCGATTTGGGACTGGGGTACCTTCGCGGTGGCGTTGGCGGGGTCGGCACCCATCGGGTCGACGAGTGGGCTGCCGGGGGCCGCCGGGCCGCTCTCGCCGCCGGCGGGCTGCTCGAGGGCAGTCTTGCCCTGCGGGGGTTCGGCCTCTTCGTCCTCGTCGTCCTGGGGCACCACGAGCACCCAGCCGCGGCGGAACATCTCCTTGGGGACCGTCTCGACGACGCGCTTCGCCAGGTCGTTGCCGTTGTACAGCGCGCTCAGCTCGACGTCCGAGATGCGAAAAGCTTCCTGGTAGGAGCCCTGCATCACCTTGTCGCGGCCGAAGGTCCCGAGGCCGGTGACCTTGTTCGTCCAGCCGCCGCCGGTCGGGCCGCCGGGGGCGGTGCTGATCAAGCCGTCCAGCATGTTGTCGCTGCGAAGGCCGTCGAGGTAATTGTCCGGCGTCAGGACGACGGGGGCCGCCGGCGCGGGCAGGATGTGCTTCGCCCGCTGGGGACGGCGTTTCGATTTAGCCACCTCCCATTTTAGGGGGATAGATTACGCGCAAGCCCCTCTAAAATCGGGTGTGAGTAAACCCGCAAAGAAGGATCAAATCGCCGAGGAGAAAACGATCGGGGGGCCCGTCGAGCTCCGCGCCCTCGTGCTCTCAAAAGGCCAGTTGATGGCCGAGACCCTCGCCAAGGCGCGCGCCGCGCGCATCCGCGAGGCCCGCGCGCGCACCCCGCAGCCGACCCTCGAGCAGATCGCCATCGAGGTGGGCTGCTGCGTCAAGACGGTCTGGAACGTCGTCAACGAGCGCACACACGCGGGAGCCGCCGATGCCCCCCGTCCCGGTTGAACGGGCGATCTCGCTCTGGCGGAAGGCGCCCGAGGTAGAGGAGCACGAGCGCAAACTGGCCGCGGCGCGGGACGCGGAGGCGCTCGCTCGCATGGCCATCGCGGAGGTCCGCCGAAAGCACGCGGAGGTGGGCCTCGTCGGCATCGATCTTGTCCTGAACGAGCTCAAGAAGTACCTGCGCCTGTCGCAAAGCGAGGACTTCGCGAACACCGTCGGCCCACTGGAGCCCGCCGTCATCCTGAAGCTTGCGGAGTTCGTCAGCAAAAACCATCGCTTGGATAGTGGGCAGGCGACGGAGAACATCGCGCACGCCATTGGCCCGGCGATGGACTTTTCAAAGTTGACGCAGGCCGAGCGCGACGCCTGGCGCGAGCTGGCCACGAAGGGCGGCGGCTAATAAGCCTATTCGCCAAGAGGTATGAACGAGGAAGTCGAAACGTACGATGTGCCGGGCATCGCGATCATGTGGCTGCTCGCGCTGATCATGGGGTTGCTGGTGGGGTACTCGACCAGGGGCTGCCTGTAGCCGTGGGCGCCGTGACCCGCTCCCTCGAGCTCCACGAACTCGAACGTGTCGAGCGCGCGCTATGGAGCGCCCGAGCCGCGGTGCCGGTTCGCAAACACATGTGGCACGTGTACATCCTGACGTTGCATCACGAGCTCTGGAGGGCTTTCGACAAATGACCACGCTGCTCGCCATCGACCCTGGCGCCGATACCGGCATTGCGCTGTTCTTCATCGGGCCCGACTGCCAGCCGGTCCTCGTCAACGCCAACGTGGTGTCGCCCGATGACGTGGCGTGGGCGCGGTTCATGCCGGACATCGTCATCATCGAGACCCCCCGCATCTACCCCCACTCCAGGGCGAGACCTAACGACATCCTGAAGCTGGCGCGCATCGTTGGCCGCTACCAGGAGCGCTTCAAGGGCGCGCGCGGCATCCGCCTCGTCGAGCCGCACGAGTGGAAGGGTTCCGTCGACGGGGACATCATGACGAAACGTATCGAAAGTGCCTTGACGCCGTCCGAAATGGGTATTACGAAAGGATTACCCAAGTCGACGGCCCACAATGCGGTGGACGCAATCGGATTGGGGAAGTGGTCATTCCGACAAGCGTGGATGAGAGGTCAACTTTGAAATCGACAGTTTTCGTTTCGGTCGTGGGGGCGTTGATGTTGGCGGGCTGCAGCGCGCCGTTCGTGGGGGCGCCCGAGGTCGCCGAGGACGCCGGGCAAGATTCGCCGTTCGTGTTGCCCGACGCGGCCCCTGAGGCGGCTCCCGAGTGCGCCCAGAACGACCCCAGCACCTGCGTGGGCACTTCCGTGCGCGAGTGCGTCGCGGGCGCCTGGAGCGTCGACCAGTGCCCGTACGCCTGTCAGTTCGGCACTTGCACCGGCCTCTGCGTGCCGGGGTCGGGAATGATCGATTGCAACGGCAACCACACGTGCGACGACACGGGCAACTGGTCGCCTATCACCGCGGCGTGCCCCGCGGACGGCGGTTGATCTACGTCCTATGCGCGCTTGTCGCGCGGAAACGACTGAGAGGTAAAGCGATGAATCACGACCCCTTCTATTGGCTTGCAGAGGTGACGTTCGCGCTAATGGTGTTCACGACCCTTAGGGACTGCCTCTAGTCGTGAGAACGGGGCTGTACCCAGTGAAGTACGCTCGACAGTGGGTCGAGTCGGTACACCGGAGGATTCCGGTCCTGACCGGCGCCATGTGGTGCGTAGGTCTCTGGGACGGGCCCGACATGCGCGGCCTCGCCGTGGTGGGCCGACCGTCAGCTCGCATGCTCGACGTCGCCGCGCGCGAGCGTATCGGGACCGTCGAGGTCATCCGGGTTGCGGTCATCGAAGGAACGCCGAACGGATGCTCGATGCTGTACGGGGCGTGCGCCCGCGCCGGTCGCTCGATGGGGCTCGACGCGATGCTGACGTACATCCACGACGACGAGACCGGCGTGTCGCTGCGAGCTGCGGGGTGGGTCAAGGACCGAAGCACGGATGGTGGGGAATGGTCCCGACCGTCGCGCCAACGTGCGCTCGCTCTCGACAGCAAGCCTAAGACGCGCTGGTGGGCAGCGTGGTCCGATGTGGCGAAGGAACGGGACGTGGTGACCGAGCGACAACCGAGACCTAGACGCGTGGAGTGCCTCTGCGCACCGTCTGGGTGGAGCGACGTCCGCGATGGTCGGTGGGTGCACTCGGTCACGCACTCGCTGTTATGTCCGGTTACCGCAGAGCATGGCACCACAGATGAGGAGTTCGACGAGGGGCCTGTAGGGGACAACGGTTAGACGTTGCGCGCGGAAAGATAGGAGACGAAGGCGATGGCTGAAGAAGTGGTCGAGACGACGATGTTTCACGTGACCCGCATAGTCGGTAAGCGACGCGAGTACCTTGTCGGCGCGAAGACCGACGACAACACCTGGGTAGGGTCTCGCACCGAAGCGTCGGGGTGGGACACTGAGGAGGGAGCGCGTAACATAGCCTTGGCTACTCACGACGCTCGTGCGTGCATCGAGCGGTACACGACCACCGCATCGACAAGTGAGCCGGTGTATTCAGCATCCCCGAAGTGGGCGACATGAGGCAACCGTGGGTATGCGTGAAGCACGATGCGAGCGGGTACAACGATGAGGGTATATGCCCGTCATGTGAGGACCCTCCGCCGCCGTGGCCACCGATCGCCCAGCCAGCCTATCCCACTCCGAGAACGTCAGCCGAGGACGTGGATGTGTGGCTCGGTCTGATTGACCGATCCGTTGCCGCCGAGCGTGAGGCGTGCGCCGAGTTGTGCGACGAGATAGTGGACCTGGCTGAAGAGGAGCACGACGTGCACCTTGGACACATTGCGAAGGTGCTGGGGGAGCGCATCCGCGCTCGTGGGAAGCAGTAACGAAGGACGCCGCGCTAACCTGCGCGCTTTGGAGGGCAACATGGCTGAAGTAGCAGAGCACGACGACTGGAAACCTCCGTTCTGCGCCAACGACGCAGACGAGGTGAAGTGTCCGAAGTGCGGCGAAGACGGGTGCGTCAGGGTCCGCGAGAAGGAAACCTACTTCGATGGGGACTGTTGTGAGGCGTACTGCGCCGAGTGTCACGCGGAGCTTGAAGTCCAGGTGAGCGTGGATGTGACGTTTAGCGATGCTGAAGTGTGCGAGTGATCGGCGTGGCTCTGCGCGCGGAGCGATACGGGACGAAGGAAGGATAAGGCGATGAGCTGCGAACACGGCTGGATGGTGGGGTCGTCGTTGGTCATCCGACCGCCATGTCCGGAATGCTTGCT